TTGCCGGTTTTCTGGCAACGCGCACCCCGGCATCCACGGTACGCCGACATCTGCTGACGGCACGCGCCACCGGGCAGGAGATCAACAGCCTGATCACCCCGAACGCCGCCGCCTCGGCGACGCAATCCCTCAACGACAACCCCTTGGTGCTGGCGGCTCGCGCCCGCGCCGGACTGGAGAAGTGACATGCCCGTCATCACTGAAGGCCTCAACCTCGGCGATCTTCTGAAATACGAAGCGCCCAACCTCTACTCGCGCGACCAGATCACCGTGGGCGCAGGCCAAAGCCTGCCGCTGGGCACGGTGGTCGGTCTGGTGACTGCCACCGGCAAGCTCAAGCAAATCGATCCATCGGCCACCGATGGCAGTCAGTACGCCGCAGGCGTGCTGATGCAGGCCGTGGACGCCACGCTGATCGACCGTGAGGACGGGCTGATGCTGGCCCGTCACGCCATCGTCGCCGATCACGCCCTGGCGTGGCCCGCCGCCATCACCGCCGCCGAAAAGCTGGCCGCCATCGCGCAGCTGAAGAGCCTCGGCGTCCTCGTTCGCAAAGGAGTCTGACCATGAACAACGTTTTCGAGAATCCCGCTTTCTCGATGTCGGCGCTGACCGCTGCCATCAACATCCTGCCCAACAACTACGGGCTGATGGAAAGCATGGGGCTGTTTCCGCCCAAGCCGGTGCGCTTTCGCTCCGTGGCCGTCGAAGAGAAAAACGGCGTCTTGACGCTGCTGCCGACGATGCCGGTCGGCTCTCCAGGTACGGTCGGTGTGCGTGGCAAGCGCAAGCTGCGCTCCTTCGCCATTCCGCACATCCCCCACGACGACGTGGTGCTGCCGGAAGAAGTGCAAGGCATCCGCGCCTTTGGCTCGGAAACCGAAGTGCAAACCATCGCCACGGTGATGGCCGAACACCTGCAGACGATGCGCAACAAGCACGCCATCACGTTGGAGCACCTGCGCATCGGCGCGCTCAAGGGCATCATCCTCGATGCCGATGGCTCGCAGTTGTACAACCTCTTCGATCAGTTCGAAATCACCCAGAAGGTGATCAACTTCGAACTGAACACGCCGGGAACAGAGGTGATGAAAAAGTGCCTTGAGCTCAAGCGCTACCTGGCCAAGAACCTCAAGGGCGAACGGATGACCGGAATTCACTGCCTCGTTTCCTCCACTTTCTTCGACAAGCTGACGGTCCACAAATCCGTCAAGGAAGCCTACGACCGTTGGCAGGATGGCCTCGCACTCCGTTCTGATCTGCGCTCGGGATTCACCTTCGCTGGCATCACGTTTGAGGAATACGAAGGCGAAGCAAGTGATGCTGACGGCAACGTGCGCTCCTTCATCGAGGATGGTGAAGGCCATGCTTTCCCACTGGGCACGGTGGATACCTTCGCCACCTACTTTGCACCTGCCGATTTCAACGAAACGGCCAACACGCTGGGGCAGCCGCTGTACGCCAAGCAGGAGCCGCGCAAGTTTGATCGGGGCACCGACATTCACACCCAGTCCAACCCGCTGCCGATGTGCCATCGGCCTGCGGTGCTGGTGAAGGTGCTGGCGTCCTGATGGACGTCGCGACGCTGTACGAAGCGGCACGCAACGCCGGATTGCTCACCGTCGTCACGGTGGCGGGCAACACGGTGCACTGCGCCTTCCGCGCCCCCGACGAAACCGTGCTCGATGGCTTTGCGCTGTCACGGGACTACCAGATCGACTACCCGGCGGCGTGGCTGACGCTTGCTGCCGGGGACACGGTCGAGGCGGCAGGCAACACCTATCAGGTGCGTGACGTGCGTGCCATCGGTGACGGCACCGAGCGCCGCGCCTTTCTCTCCCAACTCTGAGGTTACCGACATGAACTCCATCCGCGAGCGCGTCTTGCGGGAGATCGTCACGCGCCTGTCATCGGCGATTGCGCCGATCCCGGTGCTGCGCATGCCTGCCGTGCCGGTCACCCGCGAGGCCAGTCCGGCGCTGCTGCTGTTTGTCGATGGCGACAGCATCACCGCCCACGCCAACCACCTCGTCGACCGACTGCTGATCGTCCGGCTGGCCGTGGTGGCGCGCGGTGCGGATGCCTTCGACGTGGCCGATCAGGCGCTGGTCGCGGCCCACGCGGCAATGCTCGCCGACCCGAATCTGGGAGGCCTCGCCATCGCCGTGCGCGAGATCGACTGCGAATGGGAGTTCGACGACGCCGACGCCGGAGCCGTTGCATTGCCCGCCCGCTACGAAATCCGCTACCGCACCCACGCCATCGACCTCACCCAAACAGGATGAACCCCTTATGCAAACCCTCTCCATCGAACTACTGAAACCCCATACCCACGCAGGCAAGCGCCTCGCGGTGGGTGATCGCCTTGATCTGAATGACGCCAGCGCCCGTTGGCTGATCGCGCAAGGCACGGCCAAAGCGGCTACCCCCGCCACCGATTCCAAACCCACCCGCCGTGATGCCACGTCCGGCACCGCCCACATTTCCCAAGGAGACTGACCATGGCTTACTTTTCCGGACAAGGCCGCGTCTACATCGGCGCACGTGATGAACTCGGCAACCCTGCTGGGCTGACCTTCGTTGGCAACGTGCCCGAGCTGAAGGTGTCGCTGTCGGTGGACACCATCGAGCACCAGGAAGCGCAGTCGGGCCAGCGCCTGACCGACCTGCAACTCATCAAGACCAAGAAAGGCGAGTTCGCCTGCACGCTGGAAGAGCTGATCGCCACCAATCTGGCGTTGGCGCTCTACGGCACCACGACCACGATCACCCCAGGTACCGTGACGGGCGAGTTGCTGCCCAACCCGGTCACGCCGGGCAGTCTGTACCCGCTGACCATGCAGAACGTATCGGCCGTACAGATCCAGGACTCGGATGCCACGCCCAAGACGCTCCCGGCCAGCCAATACAGCGTCAATGCCAAGCACGGTTCGCTGGTGGTGCTCGATGCCACGTCGGGCGGCCCGTACACCGAGCCGTTCACCGTCGACTACGCCTATGGCGCGGCGCAGAGCACGGCGATGTTCACCCAGCCGCTGCCCGAGCGCTGGATTCGCTTCGAGGGGCTCAACACCGCCGACGGAAATCGCGAGGTGGTGATCGACCTCTACCGCGTGGCCATCAACCCGGCCAAGGAGCTCTCGATCATCACGGACGAATTGCTCAAGTTCGAGCTGTCGGGCCAAGTGCTGGCGGATCTGACCAAGCCGGTCGGCGGTGATCTCGGCCAGTTCGGTCGGCTGGTGCTGCTGTGATGGATGACTTCAAGTCCTTCCCACCTTCACCGGTGGTGGTGACGCTGTCCGGCGGTGCGCTGGAGCTGACGCCGATCCGGCTGGGCGAGTTGCCACGGCTGTTGGCCGTGGTGCGCCCGCTGGCCGTGGAAATCACCAGTGATCCGGACTGGATGGCGTTGCTGGGGCGGCACGGCGAGGCCATGCTCGACCTGCTGGCGATCACCACCCGGCGCGAGCGGGCGTGGGTCAACGATCTGCCGCTGGACGACGCCGTGCAACTGGCCGCCGCCGTGTTCGAGGTCAACGCGGATTTTTTCGTGGGCCGGGTGGTGCCGGGCATTCAGCGCTCGGCCGAGAAGCTGGCCCCGCTGCTGCGCAGCCTTGGGACATCGCCGTCGCCCGCCTGATCCGCAGCGGCCACCGGCTGCCGGACGTGCTGACTTACACGCTCACGCAGGCGCAAGCCTTTCTGGATGCCGACGGCCTACTCGAACGGCAGCAACTGGCCCAGCTGCTCGGCATTCATGCCGTGGCAGCACAGGGCGAGAAGCGTGGCATCGAACAACTTCAACGCGATCTGCTAAAGGACTGACCCATGCGTCTCTCGCTCACCACCACCGGGCTGCTCGATCCCCGTCAGTTGGCGGCGTGGAGCAGCGAACGCCGCCGCGCCATTCACCGCGCTGTCGCCAAGGGGATGCAGTCCGGTGGGCGCGAGGTGCGTGACGCGGCGCGCGCCGAGATGCGCACGGCCTTCACCATCAAGCGCGCAAGCTTCGCCAGCTCGATGGGCGTCAAGGTGTTCGACAAGAAGCCCAAGGAACTGCCTGCTCTGTGGGTGGGCAGCAAGATTCCGTGGCTGGGCATCCACGAAAAAGGCGGCACGGTCAGCGGCAATCTGCTGATCCCGCTGCTCCCCGGACGCATCGGCCCCAAGCGCTTCAAGGCGGTCGTTGATGGCCTGATGCGCTCGGGCAATGCCTTCTTTATCGAGAAGAACGGTCGCGTGCTGCTGATGGCCGAGAACATCAAGGAGAACGCCGGGCAGCTTGGCCGCTTCAAGCGCGCCGAGCGTGCCCGCACCGGCGCAAAACAGATCAAGCGCGGCCAGGAGATTCCGATTGCCGTGCTCGTGCGTCGCGTCGATCTCAACCGACGGCTGAATCTGGCCGGTGGCGTGCAGCGCGCGCTGCCTGCCTTGGCGCGGGCGATTCAACAGGAACTGGACAAGGTCTGATGGCAAGCAATCGTGCACAAATCCTGATCAGCGCCGTCGACCAGACCAAGACCGCTTTCGACTCGATCAAGCGGGGCTTGGGTGGCCTCACGGATACGGCGCGCAGCGTCAACGGCCTGCTGGCCAACCTCGGCGTGGCTGTCTCCGTGGCGGGCCTGACCGCGATGGTCAAATCCGCCATCGACACGGGCGATGCGCTGGATGAAATGTCGCAGCGTGTCGGTGTCAGTGTCGAAACCCTGTCGGTGTGGAAACCGGCAGCCGAGCAGTCAGGCGTCTCCGGCGAGTCCTTCGAGAAGGGCCTGCGCAAGCTCTCCACCACGATGCTGGAAGCCGCGACCGGCTCGGAGGATGCCGCGCGCAATTTCGCGGCGGTGGGCGTGGCGTTCAAGAATCAGGACGGCACGCTGCGCGGCACCGATGCCGTGCTGCTGGATCTGGCCGAGCGGTTCAAGGCCATGCCCGATGGCGCAGAAAAAACCACGCTAGCCGTGCGTCTGTTCGGCAAGTCCGGCGCAGAACTGATCCCGTTCCTCAATCAAGGGCGCGACGGCATCAACGAACTGTCCGCCGAAATGCAGGCGCTGGGCGTACAGATGAGCGGCGAAACCGCCGCGCAGGCGGGCGAATTCAACGACGCGCTCGACAAGCTGAAGCTGGCCAGCACCAGCATCGGCAACCAGATCATCTCCTCCTTGCTGCCCGCGTTGAACGATATGGCTGGTGGCATGGTCGAGTCGGCCAAGGAAGGCGGCACGCTGCGGGTGATCCTCGATGGCGTGGTGCTGGTGCTCAAAACCCTGGCGCTCGGTGCCGCCACCGTCGGCAAGGCCTTCGTCGCACTGGGTGAAGCCATCGGCGCGGGCGTGGCGGCAGCGGTCGAAGCGCTCAAGGGCAATACCGCCGGAGCGAAGGCGATCATTGCCGACCTCAAGGGCAGCCTGATCAAACGGCTCGACGAGCTGGCCGAATTCCGCGACAGCCTGTTCGATCCCAAGCCCATCGAGGTCAAGACGCCGAAGATTCAGGCCGACCCCGATCTCTTGGCACGTATGGGCAAGCCCAAGCCGGCGCAGGACACCAGTGGCGCGCAGACCGCTTTGATCAAGGCACGGCTCGATGCCGAGTTGGCGCTACTCAAGGATGGCCTGAAGCGCCAGCAAACCGCGCTCGATGCGGCGCTGGAAGATCGGCTGGTGTCGGTGCGCGACTACTACGCGCAAAAGACCGCGCTTGAACAGCGCGAGGTCGATGCCGAAATCGCCCGCAAGCAGCAGGAGCTGGCACGCAGTCAGCAGATGGCCACGGGCGGCAAATCGGAGAACGAGCGGCTCAAGGCCAAGGCGGAAGTTGCCAAGGTCGAAGCCGACCTCATCACACTCAACAACCGGCGTGCCGACATCGAGCAGGCCAATGCGCGAAATGCAGCACAAGCCGAGCGCGAACTGGCCGACGCACTCGCCGCTGCGCGCGAGGAACTGGCGCAAATCACCGGCACGGCCACCGATGCCGACCGCCAAGCGGCGATTGCCCGCAGCTACCGCGATCTGCGCGCCCGTCTGGCCGCTGAAAGCGATGCCGATGGCGTCTCACTCGTTGACCGGCTGATCGACGTGAAGGCGGCACAGGCCAATCTGGCGGCGCTGGAAGCGCAGTGGCGGCAAGTCACCGAACGGCTGCGCAATGCGCAGGAAGCCATCGGCATCCAGCAACAGGCCGGGTTGCTCTCCGAGGCACAGGCGCGTCAGCAGATCGTCGCCTTGCAGCAGCAATCGGCAGCCGAGATGGAGCGTCTACTGCCGACCATGCAGCAAGCCGCACAGGCCATCGGCCCGGATGCGGTGATCCGTGTGCAGGCGTGGCGCAACGAACTGGAGCGCACCCGGCTCACCGTCGATGAAATGGCTCCGCTGTGGAACCGCATCGGCGAGAGTTTCGGCTCGGCACTCAACGGAATGATCACCGGCGCGCAGACCTGGCGCAGCGCGATGGCCTCGTTGTTCCAGCAAGTGGCCAATGCCTTCCTGCAGCAGATCGTGATTCAGCCGTTCCAGCAGTGGATTGCAATGCAGGCGCGGATGCTTGCGCTCAAGCTCGGTTTCATCCAGCAGGAACAAACCGCCGACGTGGCCGCCAGCGCCGCCAAGGTTGCCCAGAAAACCACCGAAACCACCGCCGTGGTGTCGATGGACGCCGCCAAGGCCGGTGCCGGTGCGGCCGCCTCGCAAGCGTCCATTCCCGTCGTCGGCCCGGGGCTGGCCATTGCCGCAATGGTGGCGATGGTCGCCGCAGTCATGGCGCTGTTGGGCGGCATCAAGAAATTCGCGGGCGGCGGTCTGGTCTCCGGCCCCGGCAGCGCCACGTCGGATTCGATTCCGGCGCGCCTGTCGGCGGGCGAATACGTGGTACGCGCCGCTGCCGTGCGGCAAGTGGGCGTGGCCTTTCTCGACTCGCTCAACGGCTTGTCGGTCGGGCCACGTTTCCGTGGCGGTGAGCTGGCCTTTGCGGCAGGCGGGTTGGTGCCGGAAGTGAAAGTGCCGCCTGCACAGCCGCAGGTCAATCAAGCGGTGCGCATCGTCAACGCCATCGACCCGGGCGTCACCCACGACCACCTGCAAACGCCTGCCGGAGAGCGGGTCATCGTCAACATCATCGGACGCAACGCGCGGGCGATTCGCTCGGCGCTGAATGGCTGAATCAAGGAGCACTTGACATGGCACTGCTGTTCATCGACGGCTTCGACCACTACGACCCACAGGCACTGGACGAGTTCGGCCAGCCGTGGCTCGCGCGCGGCAAGGCCGCCTATCTGTCGCCGCAGGCCACCCGCGTGCAGGGACGGCGTCCGTCGTCCTTTGCGCTGCGCCTGCCGGAAGGTTCGGGCGGCGGCTACGTCAAGAATCTGGAAAGCACCAAGACCAGCCTGATCATTGGTGCGTCGATCCGCGTCGTGCCCTACGAGAACACCTACACCGAGCCCTTGCTGCTGGGTGTGCGCGATGCCAATGCGCAGGTCGCGCATCTGGTGAAGATCGGCGAGGACGGACGGCTCAAGCTCTACCGTTGGCAAAACGGCTACGAGCAACTGATCTCGACCTCGGTGGCCACGGCTCCCGCGCGTGGCTGGCACTACATCGAGTTGCAGGTCACTCAAGGCAGCAGCAACGGCGTGCTGTCGGTGCGCATCAACGGGACTCTGGCCATCCAGATGAACGCGCAGAACACGATTCAGGGCGGCGGCCAGCTGCTCACCGCCTTCCTCGGCGCGATTCCCGGCCAGTCCTGCCCGTTGACGCTTGATGTCGATGACTTCTACATCGCGGACACCACGGGCACGATCAACAACACCTTCCTCGGCGACGTGCGCGTCGATGCGCTCAAGGCGCAGGCCGATGGCAGTCTGAACCAGTGGACGGTGACGCCCTCCGGCACTGCCGCGTGGGAAGCCGTCAGCGACGAGGATGAGAGCACCTCCATCAGCGCCCCCAGCACCGGACTGCGCCAGAGCTTCGATGTCGAAGCACTGCCGGTGATGGCCACGCCTGCCGTGTTCGGCGTGCAGTTGACGATGCTCGCGCGCAAGACCGATGCGGGCTTGGGCAAGGTGAAGGGTCTCGTGGTCAGCGGCGCGCAAACCGCCGTCAGCCCGGAAATAATCCTGCAGGAACAACAGGCGTGGCAGTGTGCGCTGTTCGAGCGCAATCCAAACGGCAACGTGCAGTGGACGGAAGCGGCCTTCAACGCCGCCGAGTTCGGGGTGGAATCGGCATGACCGACCGCCTCATCACCCGAAACGTCACGGAAACTTCCAGCCAGCCGCTACCCGGCGCTGCGCTGCCGGAATTTCAAGGTGAGGTGTTGTCGCGCGCCGGTGCGGGCAGTCTGGTTGATCACTTCGCCGCCGAATCCGCCAGCGCACCGTGGCCACCCAATCTCTCGGCGACGTGGCTGCTCGAGGTGCTGGCCAAGCCCTGGCCGCCACTGGTCGGGCCGGTATTCGTAGTCGAGGTGCTGCGCCGGGACACCGCCGCTGCCGCCATCGTCGCCACGGGCATGGATGCCTTTGGCGACACGCCGTGGCCGCAGGCGCAGCGCGGCGTGTTTGCCTTCCGCCACGACTGGGCCGAGCCGCTGGTCGAACGTCTGGAATGGCAGACCAGCGTGACGCGCCTTGCCAGTGGCAACGAATCGCGCCAAGCGCGCCGTGAGGTGCCGCGCCGCACGCTGACGTATCAAGTCGGCAATGCGCGCCCAAGCGACGCGCTGGTGGCCGACTGGCTGGCCGATCATCTGGGCAAGCGCGCGTGGTGGCCGCTGCCGCAGCACGCCGTGGCGCTGACCGCGCCTGCCGAAGCCGGTGCGCTGGCGCTCGACGTGCAGGATGCTGACGCGCGGCATTTTGTTCCGGCACGCGCCGAGCTGCTGCTCGACTGGAATGGCGTGCAGGGCTGGCAAGGCGACGAAGTCTGGGGGCTGCTCATCGCGCCCGACGGTTGGCAGCAGGTGCAGTTGAGTCAGGTCGAACCGGACACCCTGTGGCTCACCGAGCCGCTGGCACGCGGCGCGCCGCTGGGCAGTCTGGTGCTGCCGCTGGTGTGGGGCCGCGCCGTCGATCCTGCCGATCTCACCCAATGGGTGCCGGGCATGGTCGGCGGCAACGTGGTGGCCCACCTCGAACCGGCACCACCGCCGGATGCCGATGTGCTCGACGATGCGTGGCTGGACGATCTGCCGGTGTGGCCCGATGGCAACTGGCGGGACGATCCGACCGCTGTCGCACAAGGCACGATCACCCGGCAGGATTTCTCGCCCGCCGATGCGTGGGTGCGCCGCGACGATCCGTGGGCGACCACGACTTTGCAGCGCCGCTATCTGGCGAGCAGCCCGGACGACATCGAAATCTGGCGCGCCCGCCTGTGGCAGACGCAAGGGCGACTCAACGCCTTCTGGCTGCCCGATGGCTTGGCTCCAATCCTGTGGGTGACGGCAGAGGCCGATCCCGAGGACGGCTTTCTGCGGGTGACGGGCGAGGACATCACCGCCTTCTGGCATCGCCCCGCCGCCTGCCTGATCCTG